AATAGCCTACAATGACAGCCATTATTTTTGGCGACATTGAGGCTACTTTGTTTCTGGCACTCACTATTAAGTTTTTTATTTTCTCAAACATAAATATCACTTATCCCTTGGATCATTCACTTTATAACTACACCATAAACAGCTACCGCTAATGTCGCCAACCAAGCCAGTAAACTTACGTTTCCGCGGATGCAACCGCTTTGACATTCTAAGTTTGTTATACGCTCCTCGTGATCGGCAATTGTTTTTTCTTGTTGATCACATTGTTTATTTTTCGCCTCACCCAAGACAACGAGCCTAGTTATCTCCTGACCCATTTGATCTAACCGTTCAAAAATTCTTCTAGTATCTCCTTCTGCCATATCAACGCACCGCCTAATTTAATATAATAGCGTCCAAATCCTCTTTGCTTAATGCTGCGGCTACCTCTGCCTGCTTACTCCAACCTTGTTGTTTGCAAGCGCCCACGTGGGACGATAAGTCAGCACACCATGTATATACCTGCGAAGCGTTAAGATACTGTATTGTTTTAACAGTTTCACCATCTTTATACCCCCGTACCGGACAGCCGTCAGGATATTCATTTTTAAAGCGTTCAGTGCTTACGTTCAGCGCAATCCCCTGCATCGTAAGCTGCGTGTCCTTATCGCTATCATATCTTACTATCTCACCAGTGCATTCAGATATAAAACCGCCTGTGATTTTACTTTCAGTCCAAACGTCTACCTCTGACAGCTTGATAGCTTTAAGTTCTTCCAATGTAGGCTCAGGCGATTCATATTTGCTGTAGCTACCATCAGAATTATGTATATACTCATGTCCATCAATATTACCAATTAGAAGTTGATAATCTTCCTCTGTAATTAATACAAACCCTTTTTCAAGCAGTTCTGTAACTTGTTCCTGTGTTTTTTCTTCGGCGACGTAAGTATCACTGCGTCTGCCATTTTCGTCAAATTTTATTAAATAGGTCATACTTTTATTTCTCCTTATAGAAAATTCCACTGGATTTACCATCCAGTGGTGGGTAGGCAATACTGATGCTACATATAGAAGTATTAATTTCCCCAGAAGCTTTTCAACTTTGTATTATGCGAATGTTATAGCAACCAGCAACTGCGAAACATTTGTTACAAGTGTTAGTAATACCAGTATTAGTTTTACCCTATGTAATGGTTACAATGATGATCGCTGGAGTGGTTCACAGCCTTGTAGACTTTATGCTTGTGGCTTGACTTAACTTATACCAAACGCTACATATCTTTGTCCTTGTCCGGGCGACCCAATGGTAAAACCATTGTTAGAGATAGCTGTTACAGTTACTTGGTTCTTATATAATTGTTCACCTTTATTGTTATTAGTTTGCATTACAACCTGAAACGCTGTTGTAAAAGTACGGGGGAATGTAGTTTGATCGCCCCACTGGATGGTAAATCCAGTGGAATTTTCTCGCGCCCAACCTGCCGACCCTTCTGAAACAGTCCAACCGGAACCAATACTTGCATCACAAGCTGTTATAGTGCCAGCTTTTAAGTACACCGGCGTGGTGCTGTCACCTACAGTACTGTTACTCGCAGTTGCCGTACCAGCATTAAGATAAATTGCCCTTACGCCACTGCCTACCGTGCTGCTCCCGAGTTTTGTTGCTGTAGTTGCGGTAGTCGCATTAGCTACGTTGTTAATAGTAATAGTACTCGTTGTTCCATCGTTCTTTGTTATAGTAATCGTTGCATTAGAATTACTCAGTCCTGACAGTGATGCGTTAATTGCAGCTCTTATTTTTTCAACTGTTACTATTCCTTCAAGTCCCATTTTTCCTCACCTCAAATCGTCAGAACAAAGCCGGCAAACTTCTCCGTACTTTGGATTATGATATTACTGCCACTTTCAACTACGTCTACCATAACACTCTCGTAGGTACTGCCATTAGTACGATACATACCAAGGAAGTGTTTTCCTGAAGCTGCCAAGGTAAATGGATAGTAGCCGTTTGATAATGTTCCCCAGTTGGCGCTACTTGCTGTAAATTCAGTTTTGGTTACTGTAGTAGCAGAAGTAGGCGGAGTATACCCTAATGCCGCCACAACATTAGCTTTAGTAATACTGATTGTCCCGCTGCTGTTAGTGATATTTGAACCAGTTTTTACGCCGCCTAGAACACTAGCAGATGCAGTAGGCAGTGTATATACAGTATCCGTAAATACAGCATTAGCCGGTACTGTTTTGTTAAGTTCATAAGTACAAGCTTTAGGAACACCACCATCAAAATATACAGGCTGTGTTGTACTGCCGGCAGAAGTTGTTAGTTTAGCGGCAGCAGCTGCAGTTTCAGTTTTACCGAGTTTACCTGCTATAGCTTCATTCATAGCTGCCGCACCCGTTTTATCTTCTGCAATGTAATCGGCAATTTCTTTTAACGTATCGTAAGTATCAGGCGCTCCGTCAATCAGCTCATCTTTTACTGCCGACTTTGCAGCCTCAATAGCACTGTTCATATCAGCAGTCTTTGCATAACTCGCAGCTGCTACACCACCTAATTTACTACTATCAGCTGCAGTTTCGGTCTTACCGAGCTTGCCGGTATCCAACGCTTCAAAATTAGCATTGATCTTAGCGTCCCTCTCTGCTAAAGTTCCAGTAACAATTTTTTCTACACTCATTCTAAGTAACCTCCATCTAATATTATTTTCCCTGTGAACGCTTTGCTCACATTTATAACAACGTTACCGTTATTATCTACTCCGGCATTAGCATAGTAAGGATAACTAACGCCATCAATTATTTGTGTTAAGCTGACAATGACCGGACTGTTTCCTGCCTGGTGTTCCTCAGCGGATATGGTTAGTACGAAATCACTGCCAACCTCTGCAAAATCTTCCTCCGTAAAGTTTTTGACATAGACCTTATCACCAGTCTTTTTTGTCAGCGACGCCAGTATAACGATGCCTGCAAACCTTTCAGGCACTTCGATAATCACATTTTCAGCGTCCATATAAACGCCGGTCAGTACCATTTCATACTGAGGCTTCTTGACTTCCTTGTAAACGCCTATAAGCCTGCTGTTACCCATTGCCATTGTAAGAAGCCACATGCCGTTGCTTTCAGTCCATCTGTCATCTGTCGCAGTAAACTCTTTTGTTATAGTTCCGCTCTCGAACCGTAGTAAAATATCTTCTGCACGGTCAGCAGCATCTTCTGCTTTCTCTGCATCTTTTTTTGCAGATTCTGCACTTTCTGCTGCTGACGTTTCAGACTTCTTTGCAGATTCTGCACTCGCCTGTGCCTGCTCCATAGCAAATTTAGGATTAGGCCCAGCAATAAGTTTTTTACCGGTTTCATCCCAATAAAAACTCTCATTTGGCATTGGTTGTGGCAGAACTGTAGAAATATCTTTAGGTGCTGAATCTGATAAACGAATTGCTCTCGTTACACCGTCCCACAGTTGTTGGCAAATTATCGTTAGTTTATCCAATGCCGCTTCGATAACATTAAATGGCCAATGAGTATCCAACTGAGATTCCTGTGTTATAGGAACCTCACGATATAAAACAAGCTGCCACCCTTCAGGTAATATTGGTGGTCGTTCTGCCTCTGGTGGTTCTGCTCCCGGAGAATAGCCAGGATAAAACACTACTGACTTCTCCATATCAACGAAATAATCTTTGGTTAAAACAGTTTCTTTTAAATCAGGATCAACAAGTACTACATTAATATCGGTCTTTTCCAATATCTTAAAAGAATATCCAAACTCTGTAGCAACTCCATTCCCATTGTATGTAATCCTATTTTCACTGCTGCCTATCAAAGTTTTCCCTCCTTCCAAATAAAAAAGCGCCTACCGAAGTAAGCGCTTTCTATTAAGTTCTAACTAACTTTATGATACTATTTTAACTCATTTTTATAGTGGTTTTGTCGGATACATTTTTAAATTTTTTAACACCGCCTCTGCTCTCAAATCCAATAACCTTACATTACTATTTTAACTCTTGTTAAAGGGTATTTTGTCGGAAACTTTTTAAAAATTTTTTCTTAATCTAAAGTAAGGTTAAATAACTAAACTAAATTGACAAACTATTATAATTTTAGTAGTATAATAATAGATAAAAACAACAACAGTTATATAATAGTATAGAGGTGATATATATGTGGACTGGAACATGTGGATTGTTAGAAGGTAAAAAAAATGTACTTTTACCTGAGTTTAACTCATTCCAAAATACAAATAATAATAAAACCGAAGATACTAATTGCAAAAACAATGATAATATAGTTTATAAATGTGATATAATTGTGAAAAACAGTCAATAATATGCTTATTTTAGGAGTATTGGTATGGATAAATTTAATGACGATATGGGAAGATTATGTGTATGGCTTTCTATATTTGCAATCGGAATGGGTCGTGAAGGTTCAATAATACTTAAACTTCAATGCGGAATTATTACTTTAATTGCTTTTACTTTATATTTGCTAATTATAAAATTAATTGAAAATGTATTTGTTGCTCTCGGACTAATTATCGCGACAATATATTTTATACCATACATAGCTGGTATTTATTCTTATAATGCCTATCTAGGATTCATTTTGCCATTTTTTTGGTTTTTATTTATGTTGGTTTTCCACAATAAACGACTACATGGCTATAATATTTCTAATTGGGAAATAAGAAAAATATATGAACAATGTCATTCCCATAAATTTTTCTTCTAATGTCAAATAAATTGTAATGATAAATAAAAAACTGGCAACTTTTTCAACATTGGGATTTCGTTCCTTGAGAAATCGTTGCCAGTTTTTTATTCTTACCGTTCTTTTTTTTGTCTGCGTCTGTAGATATCGCCCCACTGAGGCTCCATATCATTTACAACAATATCATAAGCGTTAAAAAACAATTTATTGAACTGCGCCGGCACACCAGCGATAAGACCACCGAGATTAGCTAAAGGCTCAATCAGTTCTTCTGGTTCAGCATTGCCTTTTTGTACACTGCTTATTTTCTTTACTGTACGCTCCGCTTGTTCGATAGAACCTTGTACTGCAGTCATCCTATAGCCATAGGTTCGCATTCCGACCATATTGCTAACAAGAGTATTGGCAACCTGCCCAACAGGTCCTAGCAAACTCATAGGATACTGCAAAAGCTCTTTACCATATTTTGTCCATTCATCATCGTCTTCTTCAAAAGGCGGTTCTAATGCAAAAGCCAAATTCAGCAGGCAAAACATAAAATACTTAGCCGCTGCAAAAGCAACTATTCGCTTAGATGCTTCAACTTTCCTTCCGGCACTCCACTCACGGCCAAAAATTCCAGCTTCTCTTTGCCATTGATTGAACTGCGTATTGAAAAAGCCCTGGAATGTTGTAAATAATTTCATGAGTGCGCTGCCACGCTGAATAGGTGCAACATCTGTAATACGGCTGCTGCCAAGTGTACGCCTAATAACAGTATCCGCAAATAGCACGGCTTCCTGTTCGCTGACTCCGACATTGATTTTCTTTTGATACGCCTGTATCCAAACAGGAATAGCTGATAAATTATCGGTAAACACCAATGCTTTTGTACCAAATTCAACTGTAACCTGCTCAACTGGATTCAGTTTTCTACTCTCGTCTTTCATATCCCGCAATGAAATATCCGGCAATACAGAACGCTCTTTCATATAAGATGATTTAGAATAAACAAGTTCTTTGGAAGCTTTCCAGCCTTGCCCATTTTGCATATTCAAAAACAAATTTCCATAAGCGGCCATTACGTCCTTATAACCAAAGCCTTCAACAACATTACCGTATAACAACGGATTTCCCAAGTTTTGGACAGCAGTTTTGAAGTTAAGCATTATTGCTACATTGACTGCCTTTTGGCGTATCCAGCTCAAACAAGTCCCTGCATCTCTTTCACTGATTGAAGCGTAACCACCGTCATAAGGCTGTGCCGTTTTCTTTAAGTATTCTGTAAACGCTTCAAAATTCGCAATACCTAATTTTTCTTTCAGCAAAGAATACATTTCAGGATCATTCAACATTTTACGATAGCTTGTAGCTAGTTCTCTATAGCATAGATCATGTATATTATCCATAACTGCAGAGTACTCAGCGCCTTTTCTTAAATCCAACGGATATACACTTCTATCACGTGCTTTGGTTCCACCGGTATTTGTATGCAGTGTTCTAATACTGTTTACAGCACGCTTATCGCTTGTTGCCGGAACGGCATCCGACGTAGCAGGATGACTGCCACCGTCAGTATATCTTACTAACGGAATGTACCCACCACGGAAAACAACTTTAGCTCCATTACGCAAAGTAAGTTCTGCTGGCATAGCATCAACTCTCTCAGGCGAGAAACCAGTCGTTCTTTTTACCATATCCGAAAGTTCATTCCAGTGAGCGCTACAAGCAGCGGAAATTTCCTCCGCGTAACGAATATCAGCTTCTGTTAAAACGTTGCCTAAAGCCTCAAGCAAATTGCTTCTCGTCTGTTCAAGATCACCTTCAACCCACAACTCAGAGCCTCGGAAAAATGTTGCATAAGTACTGTTAGGCCCAACTGAACACAATTTATACGAACTGCTTTCCGAGCCTAAATACAATAGCATCTTTATAATATTATGTTTTGTTAATGAGGCCTTAAATGGTTCGTAATAAATTTCTTTATCTGCTGCTTCCGCAGCCTTTTTATCCGGCAGCCATTTTTTAGTAGCGTCAGCAATACGTTCTTCAAACTCCATTGTATATGCAGCTTTTTTATTAGCTACAATTTGTCCGCTTTCGCCAAAATGTTTACTGAAAAATCCATATTTCCAGCCATCCATCCGTTCAAAGAAATTATCAGTATTTGTAAGGTTTCTAAAAAATCTCTGACTTGGCTTAGCCTTTTCTTTGGAATTGATACCAGATTGCCATTTTGTTTTTAGTTTCAAAAGATTCCTAATAGCCTCGTCCTTGAATTCCTTATAATTCAATTCCTTACCGTACCAGGTTACATATTTTTCCTGTTTAACGATTGCTTTAATATTTTTCAAAGCATTGATAACATCCTGATATTGTTCAAAAGTCATTGCGGCAGGATTGTCTAAAGACGTCCCTTCATCCATAAGCCAGTCGGCAATAGCAACATTATCATATTGTTCCTGCATTTCTTCTGCATACTCTATTAAAGATTGTTTTCTGAGTGCAGGATCATAATCCTTGCGTTTTAATCCCATCCTTTCCATAATGGCAGCTGCTTGTGTAAAGTGCTTTTCATCTTCCCACGTTTCTTTTTTTGCCTTAAACTGGCGTTTTAAAAATTTTTCAGCTCTGCTTTTTTCCTGCTTCATTTTTAAACTTTCCAATACCAAAGCATGGTTAAAAGCCTGCTGTCGTTTATAATCTGCCGCTTCTTCAAAACTCTTAGCTTTTATAGCTTTCGCCGCCTGTGCTGCAGCACGACGTTCTGCCATAACAAACCTGCCCGTTTTCAAAGCATTACTCATACTCATTTTACTGATTTCTGCTTTAGCTGCTAATTTAGCCTGTTGCTTACGTGCTCGGGCAAGCGCAAGAGCCTGTTCTGTACTACGCTGTTTATTATTGATATTCGCTGCCATATCTTCAATTAGCTGTTGTTCTACACCAATCAACAGACCGCTATCATCATTATAAATGGCTTCTCGTGCCGCATCTTCCGCTAATTGGCGTTCTTTATAAATATCAGGAAATTTTACTTGTACCGCATTATCAAGGGCTCTCTCTATCGCCTGTTCAAGCGTAGGCTCGACAATAAGCCTTTTTGCCAGCTCATCACCGCTAAAGCCCTGAGCTTCAGCAATCATATCAAACTTCATAACATCAAGCTCTTCTACTTCGCTCAAAGGTTTACTTTCAATATCCAAAGTTCTGGCAATTAAGCCAAGATAATAATCTGCAACGCCTTTCGCTGTTTGTTTTTTCTGCAAATCATCAACAAGCATTCGTCCAGCAGCATACAAAGGCTGTTTCTCTACTTCTGTTCTGATTTCAGGACGAAGTTTATCTTTGAAGTCCTCAATCGCTGCACGACGTTCTTTTGTAAAATTCCTTAAACTTTCCCTGGTCAAAATATCTACAGCTTCGTCCCTTGCTTTAGCAATATAATTTTCAAGCCTGATTTTAGAGCTCTCAGAAAGATTATCTGTTATAACAGAAGGAAGCTTATTAAAATAACCATCTACTCTGGCCATTGTATTTATTTCCTCTTCACTGGCCAGCATACGATCAAAGACCTGCCGAACTTCATCAGTCAGCGGAGCAGCATTTTCATTACGCCTAATACTTTCATAAACACGCTTCATCCATTTCGCCATTTTTGCAAAAACATGGCGCAGAGCAAGAGACGGAGCCTTACCTTCCATTACATATGTTTCAAACCCCTCTGCCCATTTTTCATGAGCAGGCCGGCGTTCATCTATACTCATATTAAGCCATTGTTCATTAGTTATTCCAGCATAGTCCAGCAATGTTTCCCAGTCTTTTTGTCGCTGTTCGGTTGCTTTCCCGCTATTTACATCGTTCGCAAGATTCTCTACAAAATAATGTCCTGTTTCATGGAAGACTGTTGTCACATCCGAACCTTTAAACAGGCTGATAATTGCTTTGCCTTCTTCGTCCCAGGTGATAGAACCTTTCTTATCGTTATTAACTTTTTGATTATAACTGTTGATTATTTTTATTGCCTGATCGTCAAAAATTACATATGATTCTCCATCTACCATTCCAACATATTTAATGCCTTTTATCCCTAATTTATTTAAATGTTCAGATGCTGCTCTGGCTGGATTTTCCGCCCCCCTCCTTTTCATTTCAAACATTAATTCTTTATAAAAGCTTCTGCCGCTATTCGCACTCCCACCAATTCTTTCTAATTCAGCTTTAATAATCTCGCGTACTTTAGGCGGTTGCTTTTCAATAGATTTATTTTCATTAAGTAATACATCATTTTCAGGGATTTCAACCTCAACTAGAGAGCCTTCGCCAGTATATGTATCACGGCGTCCTTTCAATCTATCCCTATACCGTTTAGCAGTATTTTTGCTGAAAGCAAAATACAAACCCCATCCATGGGCCTGTATACCTGTTCCTGTACCAACAGATCCCAAATCAAATTTTTCAAATTTATGTGGGCTTCCGTGAAAAGCTGTCTGGTAGTATCCCTGCATTTCTTCTCGTCTCTTGCGAAGTGCATTTTCATCTGGTATACTATTATTAAGGAGACTGTCAAGGTCGTTACCTCTGCTGGCGGAATCGCTGCCTGGAGACTGTAACCACTTGGCAGTCTTTTCTTTATTTATATATGACACTCTACCTTTTTTTAGATTGTGCTCTATAAACCAATCATAATCTGTGCCATTTTCTCCACCTTTCCTATAAGCACTGCTGACAGCATTCACCTGATAACGATTGCGTTCAACATCAAGTTCTAAAGGAACAATAATAGTAGACCCTTGTGCATCCTTTAAGTCTAATACAACAACCTTACGCCCAGCATACGAATCTAAAACCATCATCGGGTCAGCCATAGCACGTGGAAATTGTTTTAGCAGCTCCGGCGTCATGCCATCGGAATGGCCGTCAAAAATATGTTTGATCTTGCTTCCGTCGATAGTTACAGGCAAAATTTTACCGCCTGCAAGACCCAATGCAAGCGGTGTCGTCATAACATTATAAGTTTTAGTATCATTTATTTTCCCTGCAGTATATTCATCTACGATGCCAGCAAAGTTTCTTTCATCCTCGATCAATTTTTCGTTAGCGCTTTTAGTTTGCATATATCGTCCCTTAGGCGTACTGACAAAACGCTTTATTTCTACTGGATGATCTCTGAAATACTGCGCTGGATTTTCAGGATTAACAATCATAGCCTGACTGACCAAAAATTCGCGCAACGCTCCTCGTTCTTCCTGGTTCATTTTTGCATTTGTAGAGTTTTCCACAATTTTATCAACTTCTATATCCAGCTCTTCTCTAGCATTTTCTGAAATTTGATATGCTTTACGTAGATCCTTTTTTAATTTTCTATCGTTAACACTATAGTCACCATCTCCAAAAGAAATATGCTCCTGCATAGTTTTATAAAAATCGCCATACTTACAAGCGGCAGCCGTAAAATCTCCTATAGGCACTTCTACGTCCAACCCATCAGTGGCGGCAGCATTTACTTCATCTTCTGTAATATTCAAAGCTTGAGTAATCTTTTCCGCTCCCTGCTCCTGCATATATTGCTGAAGCTTTTGCCCATCTATTGATATAAAATCAGAAGGTCGATTCGTATTAATAACACCCGCTGCATATTCCGGATTAACTCCACTTTTTTTAACATTTTCGATATTATTTTCTAATTGAGTTAGTTTTTCTTTGTGTATTTCAGCATCAACATTTTCACCAATACTGTCAATCGCTATTTTAGCACCACTAGCTCCAACGCCTAATAAGGCACCGATCAACCCACTATAACCTGCGTTTTTAATATTTTCTTGCCAGTTTTTGCCCCATTCTGTAGCAATTTGCTTAGCATCAGCATTTGGATTTTGAGCATAGATATTCGTCAGCTGCTCAGGGAATTCTTGAATGAATTCTGTCCCACCTTCTGTTATTGCACTTTCTAATAACCGAACAAGTCTCTTCTTTAACGGACTTCCTGCTGGCAGACTCGCCAAAACCTTACCAAGCGCCAGCTGCTCCAGCGGTGCCTGTATAATAGCGTTATAACGACTTGCTTTAGCAGCGGTTTCTACATCAACGCCCTGCGCTCTCAAGTCCGAATATTGGTTGCCGGCAATAGACATACCCATAAAAATGCCGCCACCTATACCGCCAGTTAATCCTGTTACTGCAATTTGCGGAACAAATTGACCTGCACCCTCTAAAAAATCAAGCCCAAACTGCCCCAGCTTGCTACTGCTACGCACATCAGTCCTTTGTAAAATCTCACTGTTTGCCAAACTGTTGAATTGTTCTGCAATTTTCGGAGCATAGCCGCCATACGGTATATAATTGGGATCTTGCCTTTTATGTATTGCAATATTTTCTTCTACCATTGCGCCTGCATTTGCCAATAACCCTTTTATCCCGGATTTTGCACCATTAAGAAGTGCTGTAGTAATTTTAGATTCCACATCATAACCGGTTTGCTTATCAATAAAACCAAGTGTAGACAAAGGGTCCACTCCGCTGTCAGTGCCATAATAGGCATTTTGAATAGAATAATTAGTGCTGGCTTTTAATGCGTTATTAAAGATGTTATCTAATTCCTGTTTTCTTGCTGCGTCCATAATACCACTCCTAATTTATTTATTGGTTCATCCAGCTATAATATATAATTTCGCGGCATTCATTTGCTCTACGCGTCCATCTGTATATCTTACAATAAACAAATCTTCTGTCAGACTGCCATCAGTATTTCTAGCCCTTTCTACATTACGTATCCCAACCAGCGCTAAACGCGCATCACTAATATTTACTTCTTTTTCGCTATTCAGATATGAGCCCCTTACTGTCATTGTTCCAAAATGATTTTCTTTAAGAGAATTTCTACACGCTTCAACAACTTCATGATACATAGGTTCGCGCTTGTTTTCTAAAATAAATTTGCTGATAAATACTTTTCCGTAGGCTTGTGCTTCTCGCCATGCCTGAGCTTTCGCACCGTTTTTATCTTTAATATCGCCAACAACATCTTGCTGCAGATCGCTCCAGTTATAACTAAACCGTCCTTCGGAGTTTTCAAATTGATCCCATGTCTCTTTAGCTTTATACAACTGCTCAGGTTTGGCGCCATGATTTGCTAAAAATCCAGTATACTCTTCAAGAGAAGTGAACATTCCACCGCCAAGCATATCTTGTGCAACATCTAACTGTGTAGAACTTAGACCTTTTATTTTACCATCAGAATCATAAAAATAATCAGCAGCTGATAACATTTTCTTGCCAGCTTCAACATTTGCACCGGCAACTGCTTTGATTTGGTCTACTACTGATTGATATGGAACACCCTGCTTATAAAGGTTATAAATATTTTCAATTGTTTGAGCATAAAAAGCATTTTGCTGTTCTTTCTGACGGTTCTCTTGATCCTTTACCATGTTTTTATACATTTTAAAAACAGTTTCTTTATCGCCATAATCTATCAACCTTCTACCGCCACCACTGCCTTTGTAGTCAGTAAAATCTAAATCTAAATGTCCTGACGTAGAATTTGTAGACGGCTCACTATATTCATCAAGTACGAGAATCCCTTTACTTTCAGCATACTGTATAAATTTAGCTCGATTTTCGGGATTCTCCAACCAATCACTTGCAACATCTACTTTCCAGCCGCCACCATGGCTACGCTCACCTTCAGCGTGCAAATTTCCGCTGTCAGTACCACTGGTAACCAATAAAGGTTCACCAGTCATCTTTTGGTAATATTGCCCCAAATCAGCAAGGCCACTACGAGTTACATACTGTGTTCCCTCTAACGAAGCGCCCTCTTTCTTGACCCACGTAATACCATTCCCTGGTTGCTGTTCGTCAATAGAGGTATTACCCATATTATCAATAAAAGCCCTGGCACCTTCTTCATCATTACCAAACTGCTGGAAAATCTGCCGCGCAAAACTATCTATGGTTTCAACCTTTTCTTTTTGGAATATTGTATTGTTAAAGCCATTACGCTGTTCAGGAGTTAAATCATCGTAAAAATATCCTAACAGTTCGTCCGCTTTGGCGTAATTCTGATTAACTATCGCCGCAGTGATCAAGGTGCTTCCATATTTGCCCAGCGCCTGACTTGTTTTATTTTTTATAAATGCTTCTCCATATCCTTGATATCTGGCAGAAGTTAAAAGTCTGATTGATGCCTCATTGCCCACAACAATATCATTATTATCATAATTTTTCTGCCCGAATTCGATCTGATCATTTATGTTGTTTTCATAACTGACATCTTTGACTTTTTCTCCTTGTTGATGTTGATGCTGCCCAACAAGTGCCCAGCCTTGATTTGCTGACCTATTAGCCATCTCTTCAAATGCAGATCTATACTGGCTTGTAACAAACTTAGTCTGTCCTAAAATTTCACTTCTGATTTTTCGTTCTTCTTCCAAATACCTATCCTGCGCACCGACAGCACCTTCAAGGCGTGTATTCATAAGGCCTGTTTCATTGTTATAAAGGATGTTATATCTTGCTTTATTATATTTATCAACAGCTTCCAATAAACTACGCTTATCATCTTCTTCTATCATTTTCATTGTTACTTCATTCACCGCACCCAATCCTCTACCAATGGCCTCATATCCATCGCCATTGCCGCCGTAACTGTTTAAATCGCCCGGGCGCCGTACTTGTCCCTGTATTGTATTAGGATTGACCTGTGGATCATATTGACTGAATTTCATAGGTTTAAACCTCCTTTTTAGGTATAGAAAAAGCGCTTTAACAAATTGTTAAGCGCTTAAAGGTATGTTATAATGTTGTCCGAGATAGTCAGTGTGTTGGCTTCCCTTACGGGGGGTGATAGCTATTGTCAACTTATGAAGCGTTGTCTTTGATGATTGCTTTTAGTACATTAATAGCTATTGTCATTTTAGGCTGTAAATAGCCATGAAATAAGCCGCTAACACCAGTGGCGCGCGGCTTCCTTTCACGTTTTACGATTATGAGGGAGAGCCAGCGTGCGACCACTGACTATCTCTTTTCGTTTATTATATAATACATTTCGTACCAATGCAAGTTTAGAAGTAAGGATATCTTGATTTACCAAGTGGCGCGATGCCCGAATATGGACTTGTGTAATTATTTTGATAAGGCGACTGATAAACAAAGCCTCCGTTGGATGAACCGCCTGTTTTCCCGCTACCGCCGTAATTTTTATATGCGCCAAAAATACCAGCAGCAGTACCCAAGATAGTGCCTATATTCTGCTGCTTGGCCTGTTGTTTCACGTTATAAGCAGAAGCTCTTGCAGCGTTAGCCTGGTTCTTGTAATTCACTACGCCAAGATAGTTACTCCATTGGTCGTTGCGCTGATTACTCAAAAGCTGGTTACTGTCTTTTCTATAAGCCCTAAAGCTGGAATCACTAAGGTCAAGAGCTGTCCCCATATCGCCACTGATGCCTGCTGCGCCAAATGCGGCAGCCTGCTGACCTGCTACAAGGCGACGACGATCATTGAGCTTTTGCTGCTCATAAGCGTACTGCTCCGCTATCTGCTCCCCCTTCTTTGCCTGTATATCAGCGTTTTGTTCTGCAGCCTGTGCCTGCGCATCGTAATAAGCCTGCTGCGCTTTAGCCTGTTGGTTCGTCGCAGCTATTTGCGATACTCCCTGCAAAGCAGTCAATCCCATCATCATACCTACAGATAAACACATTTATATACTCCCCTCCTCAATTACGAACGGAAGAAACTCTTTTCCGTTCTTTTTTATTTTTATAGGAGCTAAGAACATTGCTCCCAACCTATCAAGCCACCGTATAGAAGCAGAATTGCCGCTGTAAACGTAATTATAAAGCCGCCCGTATTCTTTTACCCATTTTGAAATTAAAAGCCTGGCAACGCAAATAAGCAGCTCTTTTTTGAAACTGCTTATCCTTTTTGTCGCCAACATCCAAATCTCTTTACCCTGAACGCCTGGAATTTCAGTTAATCCTACAATACAGAGAATGTTATCTTCCATATCTTTATAAATGTAACAATGATCTGCATTTTCAATACTACCGGCAACAAGCATTATTTCGTCTTCCTCATATGCTTCCAGCTCCTGCCTATCACTATCTCTCAAATCTTTCAGCAGCGCTACAGCAATTCCAATAGCGTTATCAACGTCAGCCAATTCGACCTTATACTTTTTAGCCACCAAAAGTCACCTTCCTCGTTACGCTGAGCAAATTAAACGGATAAGGTTCAGTACTTGTAATACAAAGTCTTCCATCACGATCAAACCCACCTGCCGGTGGAGTTGCCGTTTTATCTCCACTATACAATTTCATATTCTCAGTAACGCTAAATTCATCATAAGCAATAGCATCCTGATTTCCAAATTCAGTACCAACTTCACCGCCGAGAGTATTTTCAATGCGTAAAATCGCCTCTGACACCTGCTTAAACCTGCCCTGCATAGTTCCGTCCTGTAATTGAATTTCAACATTAGGAAGCTCAATATTCATAATATACGGTAGACCTGCAACCGCACGTTTAATTTGTATAGGTAATTCAACAGTACCGTCATCAAGCACTTTATAATTTCTCAATATACGCCCATCACCTAAAACAGTAATATTATTGCCAGCAAGGTGACCAAGCCCTGTTACAATATTAGTCGCCTCATCCATATCATACTTTTTAGCACAATCTAGCATTACATAATCATTCGGAGCATCACCGTCATAGTTATTGTCAAACCGCTCAATATAACGGACAGTTTCTCCATTTACCACACGTTTAACAACAACATATACACTATCCTCATCACCTTCAGGAATATTCACTACAGCTTCAAATTCACCGTCAGTAATAATTCTTGACCATGCATATACTTCCTGTTCTCTTATGTAAGACAGACACGCTATCGTACCATCACTGCGCACAAAGTAAATTATGCTGTCCGGCTCCTGCTTATAAGCAGAATCAGTAATCGAAAGTCCCTTTATAATTTGTCCCGCCAGTATCGTCAATTCCATACCGCCATAGCTGTCGGTTTCAAAACTGTAGCCCATATCCCGCACTGTCGAACCACGTCCCTGTACGAATACAATTCTATTGCCAATTGTAAGCGGCTCACAATTGCTGCAGCCCCTGGTAGTTTGCATCTTCGGTGTGATATTCGTCGGTGTCACGACCTCGCTCCCTGAAACGATCCATTCATTGCCCTGCGTTAAAACAAGCAAATCCACAGACGGAATTAAATGTAAAATATCAAATTGTTTCCTGCTGATAAACGAAGCGGCAATAGCACTATCATCTGTTACTGTACCACTGACCTTTTCTACGCCAAAATTAGGATAATCACCGCTTCTAGACATCCAAACCATATACGGTCTTTTATTATTTCCACCAAAGCAAAGTCTGTCTTGAAAAAAACATACCGTTTTTGGATAACCGAAATTGCTATTCCAAGCCCCAAAAGCATAAGTAGTAGTACTTTCTGTAGAACCAAACGGTTCGTTTACCATAGCTTTAATATTATATTCGTCGATATAACTAACTATTTTAGCTGTGCCGTCTTTAGTATACGGCAGTGCAGTAAGCGTAACAGTCAGATCACCGCTTGTTATAGAAGCTTCTATTCTCAAATAAGTTGTATCTGTTACTGTACCGCTTTCAGTAGCATTAAAATTATTTGTAGCAGAATATTTACGATATTCTTTCCACGTTGTACCATCCTCACTTTTTTGCACTTGAAAACTTCCAGTCCACGTTCCACCGGAAATAACCTTCCAGCTTTCTCCAACGACAACCGCTCCAGTCGTTCCTGTAGCATTGTCTTTCAAATTTAATTCTACCGAGGACGATTCTACCTCATGTGTCAGCCTAATATTACCATCAATCAATCCCTCGTTAAAAATAGGCCTATTGCTTGTAATGGTCACAGTGCCTGTTGTACTGGACGGTGTAACCTTCGGATTATCCTGAAACGCTATAGTAACCCAGCCATTTGCCCCATCTGTCCCTGAAAGATTGTTATCATCATAAGCAACGCCTTTCTTACCGCCAATGCCACCATTGCCATAATTGATTCCATCACTTCCGTTTTTTGCTCCATGCTCTTCTGAATAAGCCGCAGTAGCTCCTCCACCGCCTTGCGCTACCCAGCCAAAAGCACTACTGCTTCCACCGTTGCCGCCAGCATTACCATAACCGGCTCCATAATGTACGGCTCCGCCTTTTCCTCCGGCTCCTACGGTTACAGGAAAACTATCACCTTCGGTCAAATCCATCTCAAAACTGTAAAATCCACCACGGCCGCCAGTCCCGCCAGAGCTTTGTTTATCACTTGCTTTCCTTGCCACACCACTGCCACCGCCACCAGCACCTGCAACTTCTATTGTGTAGCGGCCATCTTTTGGCACTGTATACGTATAATCACCAGGAGACGTATAAACAGCGCTCTCAACTAAATCCATCATAACCTCATCTTCAAAATAAGCATGAGTAATTTCAAAATCGCCAAACTTCCAGTCCGTTTCGCTGTATCTTGCTAATTGTTTCACCGGATAACTACCGCTTGTAATATATATAACATCCGCAGACTGAGCAAATCTTAATTTTTCCAAATCAGATTCTGTAAAAGGAGTTACTATCTCTATACCAAGATATTCCCCGTTTCTATGTATTCTGATATACTGATCCCCTATTTCAAGCAAATAATTAATATCGTCAGTAAAATTAAACCCCGCCAGAATACATCTCTTATCAGCATATTTTGTAGCAATACAGTAAACAGTTCCGCTGCGACGATATACGGGCCCATAAGGGCGAATATAACAATTCTCAGCAGTCAAAAGCGCATACTGATATTTATCCAGATCAACGCGGTTAGCTACCGCATTAGATATCTCTCCTGCAGTAAATGCCGGCTGCAGTACATAAAAAGGATTTGGTCCACTTCCTCTAGCCATAAGTTCACATCCTCGCAGTAAAGTATTTATCAGGGTAGTCCAGCTTATCCTGACGTTCAGCGGCCGTAGTATATTTTGCCCTGCTAAGAGCTGCCTGTGCCAGTTGATATTGTGTCTGCTGGATAGTCCCATTGCCATTTAACTGTAAGCAAATATTAAAAGCTAACATCCTCGCCAACGCCTCAACAAAATCAGAACTGAAAAGCTCTGCATCCTCTGCGTCATATGTGTACTCCAAATATGCTTGGTACACATCACATCCTATAGCCTGCGTATTATCACTAATCAAAAACAAATCATACTTATCTTTATCCAAGCTGTTTACAGTCTCTTTCTCATTAAAAATACGTCTTGCACACACACATTTTTCTGGATATGCATATACATACTTCCAATCGGGATTTGAAGCATCCAGTTCTGCAAGCCTAATAATCCTCTTGGCAAAGCCCCAGCTATATTCACGCAATAGACCTTTTCGGCTATGGTCATAAAACAGCTTGCACTGCCTTGCAAGTTCGTTATTCTCATCAATAGAAGAAATGCGGCCTTTAGCTAAATAAGCCAAGGCCATATTGCAAATATCTGTATTATTCATCACGGAAACACCTCCATGTTATTTTCCTCTTTATTAAAATAGGGACGCCTTAAAGACGTCCCTAAGTGCTTGTACATAGCCGTCACATGACTACATAGGTGTTATTTAATATTTTCTCTAATAAGCCTAATCAAATCTTGTCTACTGGCATTTGCCGGATATTTAACATCGGCATTATAGAGCTTAGCTCTTAATTCATTGGCCGACATATCTTCAAGCTTTCTACCCGGCATTACAGTATTACCATTACTATCTAAAATCATTTAAAATCCACATCTACAGCGAGCGCCGCAACAATTTTATCGGCAGTTGCATTAGTTGGAGTGCTGGAATCACTAGCTTTGATGCGCAGGTATTCTTTTACTCCCAAAGGCACCTTAGCTCGTACAGGAGCATTGTCGTCCAGAGTAAAGCTTCCCAGCGCTACAGCCTCGCTGAACGCTTCATCATCAGCAGTTTCCAAGGTTAAAACAACACTGCCGCTTTCAAGCTTCGGTCCTACATAAAGCCACATTGGATTTATGCTGTCTCCGCCGCCCATAGCGATAATATCGCCAAGAACATCGTCAACTAATTCTGCAGCAGGTTTCTCAAAGAAAATATTTTCCTTATCTAATCTCATTATTTTTCACTCCTCACGCTTCAATTTTAGCTTCGTCTTCACGAATGCAGTCAAGTTTACGTACACGCATACCATCTACATTTAATACTTTAATGCCATTGGCCAGCGTTTCCATTTCAACATGAACGTTATTTTTATCGGTCAAGCACAGTTTGAACAGAGTATACATGCTGCGAGAACAGTACATCATAACACTGTCAGGATTTCTCAACCGGTCATGAACGCGAATAACATTCTCAATAATCTTCTGCTTTTGAGCAGAAGTTGCAGATGCAAACTGTGCTGCATCAATATTGCGAATAGCTCCTACAGCTCTATAATCACGAATAGTCAGGCCTACATTCCAAGTCCATTTCGTAATCATAGCTTCAAATTCAGTTCCGTCATCCGCTATTGTAGTTTGTTGTCCAAGATCTTCTTTCTTCAAACCAGCACTACCATTTTTAGGGAACACGCCTGAGCATGTACGTTCTCCCCAATTTACAAAATAAATAGATGTATTTTTGGTACCGCCGCCAACATTAAGAGTAGTATAGCCTTCAGCCGTCGGATCATCACCATTGCCAAAATAACGATGTCTGATATCGAACCCGTTAAATTCATCCGGAACCTCGCTAAGTCCGCCATAAATAACATCTTTAGCAATACGATCACCAAAGCCGGCTACAAATGCTAGATCCTCGCTATAACGGAAAGCTGCAGGATCATTCTGTAAACGCAAAAGCTCTACATCCATCTTATTACGATTTTCGTATAAAGTAGTCGTATCATTAATCTGTTTTACTCCGCTCTTTTTATAAGGAACACCAGTATTGATACGACGGATAGAAGGTTCAGGAACTTTTGTACGTTGAGTAGTCACGATCCCAGTAGGAAGATTGCCCTCCATAAAAGTCATTTCTTCTAAAATTGGATTAGATTGAGACAATACCTCAATAATATCATCTACATTTCCGGAAGGGTCAAGTCTTCCCCTCCAATCAGCTAAGGTATATGCCAATTGATTTAAAACTGCCATTATTCATTCATCCTCTCTTATTTTAATTTACTAAAATCTGTTTTGTCATAGAATTTTTCAAGGCTGCTTCCCTGTGCGGCAGGAGCGCCAACGCCTTTACCCGGGTCACTCTCCAAAAACTTTCCGAGCATAGAAAAAGCGCGGATAACTTCAATTCTGTTACCTGCGCCTGTTTCGTTTAACGCCTGCCTGATACCAGGAACCGCTTTCTCTACATGTTCCACCGCAAGACCGCAAAGACTAATGATACTGTCAAACTCTGTCCCAAGTTCTTTCTTTGCAGTCTCACCCCAATTTTGAACTTCTGTATTTCGCTGCTCTATAACAGCATTCATAGCAGCTTCTGCGATGCCTTTACCCCATTCGCCGCCATACTTAACAATAGCGTTAGCCTGCTCATTGTTAAGCCCCATATCCTTAATGACCTCTACGAACTTATCGCTCTCTTCCTGGCTGAACTCAAAGTCATCCATAGCGGAAATAGTTTCTTTAAAGTCATAAGCAATTGGTTCAGCTTCTTCCTGTGGTTGAGTTTCTGCTTTACCACCAAGAAGGGTATCAGCAGACTGTGTCTCCTGTTGAACCTCTTTCTGCTGTTCAACTACTTCAATGCCCTGCGTGTTATCGTTGGCACTCGTGTTAGTTACATCTTCCATTAGTCATCGTCTCCTTCCAATTGTTCGGCAGCAATTTCTTGCGCTTTGATTTGAGTTTTTATATATTCAAGCTCAGCCTTTTGTTTGAGCTCTACTCCAGAAATACCAAGACTCTTAATATCATCGAGAATTAATAAACCGACTTTTCTCATACCCTCGTTATAAAAGGTCTGTGAATTGCCGGTAAAACTATCTATATTGATTTTTGTTTTATCAAGCAATCGCATTAAAAACCAGCGTCCGCTTTCGCTATTTAAGATAGTTGATAGTGCATCCTGATCGCGTTTGCGAAGCTCTCTTTGAAAGAACGCCTGCAATTTAGCTTGCCGGCTATCCGCATCTGTAATACTCTTATACCTCACCTGCGCCGCCTCCCATGCCTAACCAAGCTGCCATAGCTGGGTTACCATCATTTGCAGCCTCAGTCATGTTCTTTGCCGCCTGTGCTGCCGGTGCTGCTGCCTGCATAAGAGCCATTGCTTCCTGCGTCTGTTGCTGCTCTTGTAATGCCTGCTGTTCTTGCTCAATAAGCTTCTTAACATCATCGTCGCTACGTTGCATAGCAGCGGGAGCACCAAGCATTTCAAAGTATTTGGACAGTGTTCCTATAGGATCAACCTTCTTGAGCACTTCCGGCCAAGCCTGCGCCATCTGCAGCGTAGTAGCAAGAGCCTGTTCGATATTAACAAGTCCACTCATTTTCTGCGCTTGCGCCAACGGGGAAATATACTCAATTTTAATATCCTCATCGCTTATACGTTCCTGGATCTCAGGTGGTATCGGCGGGAATGCTCCAGACCTTTCGAGGATGTTGTATATCCTAACAATAGTCGGCGTTAGGAACTCATCCTGTAACCGTTCGACTACAGGCCCTAGCTGCTGCAACTTTTCCTGTGTGCGTTCCATGACCTCACGTGCCGTCATTTGCCCGTTATCAACACTATCAAGCATCAAAAATAAATCTGCACTATAGTGCCTTTTGATTGCGTCCTCCGTGCGAATGATCTCCTGAGAAGCATGGTCAATATCTAAATTGACCTGGAACAGCGGCTGAACGAACTGCTGTGACTGGTCATCCACAGCTGTCATCCCGCCAGGAATAAGATTAATACCACCGTTGTTCAGCAGCGAAGCCGGTCCTTTCATTGGAGGTTTAACCCCAATCTCAATAGCTGTAAGTAAATCTTTTTTCATAGTCTGAAGTGATTTACTATCGCCTTCAGCGAACCAACCTGGCCCTTTAGCGTACGGTTCAAGCCCGTTTACAAGATACCTTGCAACTGGTATGGCCCATTCTTCAAACCCCCCAACGTATAAGAATTCATTATCCTGCGATTTATCAAGCCAATACACAGACCTATAAGGCATATTCAACCTATCCATATATCCTGGCAGGCGTTTGTCATTTGGTTCAACAAGCCAATTGACAGTATGCTTTTTATCAAGTCCAGTACCATTAGTCGCTTGCTGCTGCAAATGTTGAGGCAGGCTTTCCTGTCTAAAACAATCAACTATCTGTGCTAATGACATTTCATATTTTCGAGCGAATGTCTGCACCTTGCCAAAGCCGTCTACACCAAGAGCATAAGTCCCAATAGTCATAGGTACACATCTAATACCCGTACTCGGGTCATAAAAAATTGCCATTGGGCATTGTCCAAATGGCAACTCAAGATACACCGAATGTATGCTATTGTAAAAATTACTCTTTGAAAGCACCGCAGATACTATTTCTTGCCTGATATCCAACACTCTCGTGGCTTCAATATCACCACTCATCGCACTATTGCTAAACCCTAATTTGAACCACTGACGACTAGGAGGGGTTAAACCGCTCATTACGCCTGCAGCAAATACTTGTGCGGCCAACCATGCAACGCCCTGAGCAATTTCCAGATCACGTCTGCGGGCAGGATTAGTTTTATCTGCCGTATTATCGAATTCGCCTATAAACGGCAACTGATAATCTCTAATCGCTTTCCAACGAATTTCATAATCAAGTCTTTTTTCATA